GAGATATACAAGGACGAAGGCGCGATGATCGGATGGTTTGCGAACGCTATTATGGCTGGGTATGACACAGCGATGATCCGTTGCAAGGACGCTGTTCAGAATGGCGAGATGTGACGCCCAACGCTCAGGTTAACCGGCCGCAGAAAGCGGCCACCGGAGGACAGGATGAGTGATGAAACTTCGCCGCTTTCTGCGGTCCGCGTTGAACCTGTTGTTGGGCGGTCCATTCCGCTTGCAATTGAACTTTACGGCAGCAGAGTGAAGCACGACTACCCGTGTGGTTGTCAGTTTTGGGTAGAGCCAAACGGCAACTATGTGCATTTTGTTTCTTCTCGTTGCGATTTCGATAGGAGAAAAATCGGTATCGAATTGCCAAATGGATATTTCTATAGAGCCGCGCCAAGCGTTCTTGACCCCGCGTATACGCCGCCCAACGCTCCGCATGAGGGGCCGGGCGCGGCCTCATCGCGCACGGTCCCGCTCGATGCGGTTGTTGTGCGGCAAAAGGTTTCGGAGAACGAATGAATGAGTTGGCACTTTTTGCAGGGGGGGGTGGCAGCATCCTGGCAGCACACCTGCTTGGATGGCGCACCGTCTGCGCTGTTGAAATTGATCCCGGTGCGCGGAACATCCTGCTTGACCGACAACGCGACGGAGTGCTTGAGCAATTCCCCATCTGGGACGACGTGCGAACCTTTAACGGTTCCGCATGGCGTGGAAGCGTTGATGTTGTTACCGGGGGATTCCCCTGCCAAGACATCAGCCAGTGCGGAGCAGGCGCAGGAATTGACGGCGAACGATCCGGGCTTTGGTTGGAGATGGCCAGAATCATTCACGAGGTTCGACCCAGTTTCGTGCTTGTGGAGAACTCGCCAATGCTCACTTCTCGGGGGATTGGCCGAGTTCTCGGAGACTTGGCCGGAATGGGGATGGATGCGAGATGGGGAGTGTTCAAAGCTTCCTCAATTGGAGCGGCCCATCATCGAGCCAGGCTTTTCATGGTTGCTTACCCCCACGGCTCAAAGCTGGAAGGCATGGACTTTCCGAAACCCGCTGAAGTTGATACGGAAGAACCACGCAGACGGCAATTTGCAAGAGCAATTGATGCGGCTTTACCAGCGGATGACTACACCTCGATGCCAAGAAATCCTGATGATGTGGCCAGAGGGATGGACGGACTCAAAGCCACTGGCAATGGATGGGTTCCAGCGGTGGCAGCAAGAGCAGTTCGGCTTATGATGCACAACGTAGAAGTAACCGGCGACACAAAAGCGCAGCTTTTGGGGCGTCCGGTTGACTGCCGGGTTGGGGGTGCGGACAAATGAGCGACAAAGATGATTTTTTAAGGCGAGAACTCGAAGCCCATGAACGGCTGTGCTGTCCTCCGAAACTCATTAAGCCGAGCCTGCCGGTGGTTCTTCAATCAATTTGTGAGCGTTGCCGTACTCACGACAAAATGCCGAAAGAATTGAAAACACAACTGCACCGTGAGGGTTGTTTTTCTCGTGTTGTTCTCGCAGGTACTGAAATTGTTCAAGGAATTCGTCGTGCGATACGAGTCCTTTTGAATGGAGCAATTCGATGATGGCTTTTAGGCAATCAACCATTGCGTGGTCATATGGTGTCATGCGGTCGTCTTCCATGATTCCTCCGGGTGGCGATAAATGGAAAACCCCCAACGCCGGAAATCACGGGCCGGCGTAGCCGGTCCCGTGGATTGACTTGTTATGCGGCATTTTGCTTGATTTGTGGCCATTATTCGATCCGACGAACGGTAGTATTTATGGGTTGCTTATAACTGATTGGTGTGTATAATACAGAGCATAGAGACGCAAACCACACCAACCAAGGAGACAACGCCATGACCAAGACCATCACCGCCAATATCCCAGCCACCCGCAAAATCGTTAAGGGCAAGGTCTGGACGACTGAGGCATACACCGCCACATTTGACTGCAACGAGGCAGGACAGTGGACGTACCGTGAGCACGGAGAGCGGTTACTTGCGGATGAGGTGATCGACGTATGCCGCAAGGCGACCAACTGGACGGCGATCCGCCAGACGCACTTTCCGATGTTCGGCTTCCACAACTAAGGGGGCGGCCATGAAATATACATACGAAAAAAAATACGCGGCCCACTACGGCGATACCACCGTAACCGTACCTGATCAAGTTGCGAGCGACCAAAAAGGGTTTGCCGGATTGGACAAGAGTTTCCCGGCGATCCGCCGGAACGGGCAAAAGGTGCGCGTCAGGATCGACGCAGATGCAACAGGTCTATGGACTCCAGGCACAGGAGATTTGAGAGTTAAGGCCGAGCGCCGCGGCGGCAAGCGCGCTGGTGCTGGGCGTAAGGCCGAGGACGGTGCCGAGGGCACGGCACGCTATAACGTCGCTTTGGATGAGGCGACAGTAAAAAAGGCACGAAAACTTGGCGATGGGAATTTGTCGCTTGGGATTCGCAAGGCGGTTGATGCCGCATAACATGAATTATCCGGAACGGATCGGCATTTAATACGGAATCATCCCGTCTATCACGCAATGAGCATCGATGACGGCGCTATCTGTTGGAGTTGCAAAAACAGCGGAATAAACGCCGGGTGTATGTTAACCGCGCCGCGACCGGCTCGTATAGTTTGGGGGATTAACCCGCATGTCCGTAACTGCCGCGATTTTGAGTATGAACCCGGAACCGATGGTATTGAGCAAACGCGATCCGATCGTGATAAGGCTCGTAATACCTGAGCCGACACCGCTCGGTAATGTCTGGCAGCGGATGCACTGGGCGGCACGGCGACGCCTAGCGGCCAGGATATCGTGGTTGGTATTCATGTCGAGCGGTTGCAATCATATGCGTACGCCGTTGCAGCGTGTGCGCATTGAGATCGATCGGTATTGCAGCGGTGCAAAACCCGACCGCGACGGATTGTATGGTGGGGTCAAACCTCTGCTCGATTGTTTGTTGGTGCGATCAAAACGGCATCCGCACGGACTGGGATATATCGTTGATGATAATGATGATGTCATTGTTGATCTGATCGTGCGAGCCCATAAATCTCGGCGCAGCGAGCACAAAACGGTGATCGTAATTACCGAGGCGGTGGATTAGATGGATCGCGCCGAGGTTGAGCGGTTGTTGGAGTTGTGGGGATCGACGTACCGGGGCGGATGGCCCCGACTGTACTATCCATCGCAATCAATCGAGCAGTTTGCGCAGTCCAATAATCGCGGCACCGTTGTTGATGTTGCGCCGCTCGCGGCGTGGGTCGAGCAGGTGATCTGCGCGCTCGATAAAGATGTGCAGCAGATACTCGTAATCACGTATGTGCTGCAACTATCCCAGCGCGCCGCAGCGGCGAAAATCAAAATCTCGCTCGGGACGTATCATAGGCGGCTCGATGCGGCGCGCGATGCGTTTGCCTCGGCAACGCAAACTCTTGATTTTGGAACAGAATCTACTATAATCTCTGTATGTTGATAGCCTCGCCATAAAAAGCGGGGCTTTTCTTTTTAAAAGGGGCCGCAGTAATGCGGCGTTTGCGTTTATGGCACGGAAAAAAAACGTAACCACAACCGCTGTCACCCGGCAGCCGCAATACGATCGCGCGGCAATAATGGACTACGTCTGTGAGCGGTTGGCAACGAGTTCGCTCGGGCTGGCATCGATATTGGACGCTCCGGGGATGCCGTGCTACGCGGCGGTAACACAGTGGATGCGCGCCGATCCGGCGCTGCGCGAGCAGTACGAGCGCGCGAAAGAGGATCAGGCGGACTTCATGGCCGACGAAATCATCAAAATCATCGATGAGCTGCCGCAGGAGATTGTCGATGATAAGGGGTCGCGCCGGTACGACTCAGCGTTTGTGACATGGCAAAAAAATCGCGTAGACGCACGCAAGTGGTGCGCGGCGCACCTCAAGCCGAAGCGCTATTCCGACCGCATCGACCTGAATCACTCCGGCGAAATTAAAACATCCGATCTGACCGATGAGCAACTCGATAAGCGCATCGCTGAGCTCACGGCAAAAAATCGAGCTGATTAGGCTGCTAGAAGAACGGCAGCGGCGCGCCAATAGGCGCAAGATATTTACCTATTTCCCCGACGATGGGCCGCTGCGACGGGAGTTGTACCCGAAGCACATGGAATTTTTCGCGGCGGGCGCAAAATATCGCGAGCGTTGCTTCATGGCCGCGAATCGTATCGGCAAAACGGAGAGCGCGGGCGGTTACGAGACCACGATGCACCTCACCGGGCTGTATCCGGCATGGTGGCCGGGCCGTCGATTCGGCCGGCCCGTCGCGTTATGGGCTGCGGGCAAGACAAATGAAACGACGCGCGACATTATCCAGGCAAAAATGTTGGGACCTCAAGGCGCGTACGGCACGGGATTAATCCCTGGTGATTTGATCGATGATACAACGTCGCGGCAAGGCGTGCCGGGCGCGGTTGATACGATATCTGTCCGGCACGTGTCGGGCGGTATATCGACGCTCGGATTAAAAAGTTATAAGCAGGGTCGCGACGGGTTCGAGGGGACCGAGAAAGACGGGATCTGGCTCGATGAGGAGCCGCCTCTCGACATATACGGCGAGTGCCTGATACGCACCGCGACGACAAACGGATTGGTTTATATCACATTTACACCGCTCGAAGGGATTACCGGGACGGTGTTGCATTTTTTGCCAGGCGCAGCAGTGGGGGTTTGATGTTACGGTATATAGTTGTATTGGCAATGCTGTTTACGGGCGCGTGCTACGGCGCTACCGCGACATGGACTGATCCATGCGATGGCCGGTGTACATTCAATTTGTATGAGCTGACTCAATCAGGCGAGCGCGTCGTTATAGCGCAAGGACTCGCCGTATCGCCGTATATTTTTACTATTCCGCTCGATCGGCTGGGCGATACGATCACATACGTGATGCGTGCATCGGCGGGCGGGATCGAGTCAGCGGACAGCAACGCCGCGATATTTGTTGTTGCGTCGGATGCACCGCGACAGTTTAGGGTAGTGATACAGGGCACAATTACGGTGCAATAAGGGGATATATGCTAACCGATTCGCAAAAACAGTCGCTCGCTGCGGCGCTGCGAGCTGATGCAAACCAAACGGTCGTTGATGCGCTTGCCGGACGTAACGACTCCGCGTTGGCGCAATACTGCAATACTGCAAGTGCTCAAGATGTCTGGAATGAGGCGATGAGCGCAGCGCTATTATTCGAGGCGACGGATATTACTCAGTTCGACGGGTTGACCGCAGGTAAGCGCGACGCATGGCGATTACTCATGCAATACGCGCCGGTCGATATGCGTAAAAACAAATTGCGCAAGGCGGTCGAAGACGCGTGGGGACCATCAAATAGCGTCGCAGTATTGCAGGCGTGCGTACGCAAAGCGACATACGGCGAGCTTTATTTCGGCGGCAACAGCGCCACGACCAACACTGTGACCGGGATGCGGCTTAATTTCTACGGACAAATCACCGTCGACGATATCGGCTCCGCCCTAAGGGATTACTAATGGCAAATGAGGTGTATGTCACAACCGGCACAGCGCTATTATTCAACGGTGAAGTCGGCGCCAATGTCGCGTTTTCAATGGAGGGCGTCGCGAACGCCTCTGGCCGAGTTTCCGCGCAGCGCGATCTGGGCGCGGCTCCTCGTGCGTATATGTATCGCTGGTCGTGCGAGGTGCAATGGCAGGCCACGCCTACGCAATATGCTACGCTCGATCTTTATATCGCTACCGCCCCCGACGGCGACAGCACGCAAATCGATGGGGATGTCGGGGCTAGTGATGCAGCGCTTGGCGATGTCGATATGCGCTACAACCTGCAATATATCGGCAGCGTTGTCAGCGAGAACGCGGCAGCTAGTGAAATATGTGTAGCATCGGGTGTGTTCGAGTGTTTTGCGCGGTATATATCGATTGTCGGATACAATGGCGGCGGCGCGTCAATCAATGCAACTGATAGCAATTTCCGTTTCAATTTGCAGCCGATCGCGTACCAGCAACAATAATGCTATCGGGTCGGCCAACTAATTACACATTTCAGCCGCAAAACCCGAGCGATATTATTAGGTCTGAGCTGACGGACGGACTGTGCTTCGCATTATGTCATAGCCAGCAGATTCCCCGCGATTTAATAACGGGCAGGCTCCCCACACGATCCGACTCGGGGATGACGTTTGTTACGGAATTCAATCATCACGCGCAGTTTAAGGGCAACGGACTCGGATATCTCAACTATGGGCGCACGCTCATGGACGAGATAACCGGCGCCGGATCGATCTTCGGATATGCGTATTTACCTAGCGGCGGCACCAATGCGCGACTTGTTGGGTCAGGCGAAAACAGCAACGGTTACGGGGTTGAATTAGTTATTGATAATACGTCCCAGGTCAATAACGGGATGTTCCTCTATGGCGATAACGCCATCCAAACCGATTCAGGCTATAACGTTGTTCCGTCCGTTTTTCGTCCAGAATTCATGGGCGCGACATGGGATGGCACCAACATCATTTTTTATGCGCGTGGACGACCAGCTCGAACAGTAGCCGATACATTCCAACCGACTGGCCACGCAAACCGCACGACGCGCCTAGCATATCGCGGGGCAGGCGCGACTGACCCCGCCAACATTCGGCGCGCTGTTACCCTGGTCTGGAATCGCGCAATCACGGCGGGAGAGTACAAAGCATTATGGCTCAATCCGTGGCAGGTTTTTGCTAGGCCGACCCGTTACTATTTTTTTGGGGCTGCCGCTAGCGGAGGCGCAATCACCGCGTCCTCGATATCATCGGACGAGGCGTTTGGCGCTGCGGTTTTAACCACCGGTATGGTCAATGTCGCGCCGTCGGCGGTTGCCAGCGCTGAGACGTTCGGCACCGCCGTCATTACCTCAGCGGCAATCAATCTGCTGCCGTTGTCGATTACGAGCGAGGAAGCGTTCGGCACTTCATCAGTGTATACGAGCATTACGCTGTTACCTAGCGCAATTGACTCGCTGGAGGCGTTCGGCGCGGCAATTCTTACGGGCACGTATGAGCTGTTACCCGCTGGCATCGCTAGTGCTGAGGCGCTGGGCTGGCACAGTATCACCGGCGGCGACACATCGAGCGCGTCGATCCGCTGGTTTATCAAGATGCGCGGACAAATCGTCGGCACGGTCAACGTGCATCACACGCCGCTCAAATCGAGGCACTAAAAATGTCGTTGTCTGAGTTATACCTTGAGTCGCGCGATGATTACGCGGGGCCGCATAACTGGTTTCGGCCGTTATCTGGATACGTCGATGCGGTTGTGCTGACGGCGACCGTCAACACGAATTACACCGTGCCGGCCAATGTGCGCATGATCGTGTTGTCGGCTACGGCAGATTTTTACGCTAAATCGGGCGGCACGGCGGCGATACCGGGTGCGTCTGTTACCAATGGCTCGGGGAGTGAATTAAATCCGGTTGCGCTGCGCGTTTCGCCCGGGGATGTCATCGGGTTTATATCCGCGTCGAACGCGATCATCACGTTATCGTGTTGGAGTTAATGTATGGCAAATGCGCTTTATGATGCTGGCCGCGAGGGATTCCTGGGCGGCACAATCGATTGGGATACGAACAACATCAGGGTCACGTTGGTGGACGCCGCAGATTACACGCGCAACCTCGGCACCGACAATGCGTACAACGATGTCATAGCACTCGGGCGTGTCGCGACGTCGAGCAATCTGTCTAGCAAAACCATTACCGCAGGCGTTGCTGATGCGGCGGATATTACGTACACGGCGGTATCAGGCGATCAATCAGAGTATTTGGTGGGATGGGCCGACTCCGGCGTAGAGTCGACCAGCCTGCTGATTTTTTGCATCGACACCGCGACTGGGCTACCGGTTACCCCAAACGGCGGAGACATCACCGTTACGTGGGATTCCGGCGCTAACCGGATTTTTAAATTATGACCGGCGGGCTGCGCATACGTCATGATGGTGACCGCGTGCAATTGATCGTCGACGGGGTATGTGTGGCGAATATGCCGTGGGACGCCGCGCTCGAAGTGTCCGCGATCATCAAATCACAGGCAAAGAGCGCCGAGCAGTATGCGAAGGCGCACACGGTTATTTACGATCATGCGATATTGTTACGCGCGGGCGCTCCTGTTGGGTTGTCGAGCGATCCGCGAATGATCGATGAAGCCGCAAAGCTCGCGGCATGGGATACGTCGTTGCGGCGCTACATGCCGGGAGGCGTAAAAAGTTCAGAGGCGTTCGGCGTACCGATGGTGGCAAATCATGGCGTTTAAGTTTCGCAATCCGTTCGTTTTCAAGAGCGAGATCGATAAGATGCGCGATCGTATTACGGAAATCAGCGCGGCGCTGGCGGTGAACGCCAATAAGCGCCGTGCGTTAAAGGATGAAGCCGTCGCGTTGCAGGTCGAGCACGATGCGCTATTGTCTCAACTGGTCAACGCAATCAAGGCCGCGCCTGCTGGGACCGTCGTCAAACCAGCGTCGATACCCAGCGGCGAAGGGTTTGGCGGTAAGTAGTATCGCATATGCCAGAAATCTCGCCGTCCAAATACCTCGTGACGGCTGGCTGGGATGACGTACCGCATTTAGACGAGAAAACCAAGGCTGAACTACTCGCTGCCACGCCACCGTATTTGCGCGACGCGCGCAGCAAGGGCACGCCGAGTTTAGGACCAGGTGCTATTTATCCGGTACCGGAAAACGAAATAGTCGTCGATCCGTTTGCGATCCCTGACCACTGGCCGCGCTCGTTCGGGCTAGATGTGGGCTGGAATCGCACGGCTGCCGTTTGGGGTGCGATAGACCGCGAGACAAATGTCAGTTACCTATTCGCGGAATATTACCGTGGCCAGGCCGAGCCGTCCGTGCATGTTGCGGGCATCAAGGGGCGCGGCGAATGGATACCGGGGGTTATCGATCCCGCGTCGCGCGGACGAACACAGCGCGATGGCGAACAGTTGTTGCACGACTTTATCAGTCTCGGTCTGCCGGCAACGCTCGCGAACAATGCCCGCGAGGCGGGGATTTATGCCGTCTGGGAATTACTGTCAACGGGCCGGTTAAAAGTTTTCAAAACGCTGCAAAACTGGCTGTCGGAATACCGAGTATATCGCCGCGACGACAAGGGCGCGGTTGTGAAAGAGTACGATCACCTCATGGACGCGACGCGTTACTGGACTGTATCAGGGCGCGACGTGGCAATCATTAAACCCGTCGCGGGTTCCGCGTGGTCGCGCGGCAATATGAATAGCGGTAGCTGGATGAGCGCATGACGCAAATCAGAACGGAAAAAAAGGGCGAAACGCCAACAGATAGCAACCGCGACGAATTTCTGCGGGAGGCGCGCGAACGATTTATACGGGCTAATGATGCCGAGCGGAATAATCGCGAGCGCGCAATGGATGACGTCCGGTTTCGCAACGGCGATCAGTGGCCAGACGATATCAAGCAGAAGCGCACGGAGCAAAAGCGTCCGACGCTAACATTCAACCGGATGGAGGCATTTATCGATCAGGTCGTTGGCGATCAGCGCCAGACGCGCCCGTCAATCAAAGTCGTTGCGGTCGATGCGGACGATGGTTCGCAGCGTGTCGTAAACGTAAATGGCACGAAGGATTACACGCTGGCTGACGTATACAACGGCATGATCCGGCATATAGAGTACGATTCGCGCGCGCATCGCGCATACGACACGGCGTACGATCACGCCGTTGGCCACGGCTGGGGTTATTTTCGTGTGCTCACCGCGTACGACGGCGATTTGGGGTTCGATCAAAAACTCGTGATTAAACGAATCAAAAATCCGTTTTCAGTTTATATGGATCCGAAGGCAACGGAAATCGATATGTCGGACGCGGGTTACGCGTTTGTATCGACGTTCATGCCAAAAAAAGATTTCGATACGTTGTATCCGAACAACGCCGGGGCGGACACGGGCGAGATGTTGGGCGAGGAGTCGGAATTATGGTATGAGTCGGATAAGATTCGTGTAACCGAATACTATCGCAAGGTTCCGCAAACCAAATCGATATTGCAGTTGAGCGACGGGCGCGTCGTCGATGAGTCGGCAGTAAAACCTGTTCTCGACGAGCTGGCGTCACAAGGAATCACCGTTGTTAATCGTCGCTCAGTTCGCTGTCACAAGATCGAGTGGTACAAAATAACCGGTACGGCAATACTCGAAGGTCCGACGCCGGTGCCGGGAAAATATATCCCGATCATCCGCGTGACGGGCAAAGAGTTGAACGTTGGCGGTGAGGATGTTTTGCGCGGTCTAATACGGCACGGAAAAGACGCGCAGCGCATGTACAACTACGGGCGCACGACTCTGGCGGAAACGCTGGCGCTTGCGCCGAAAGCGCCATTTACCGGCGACCCTCGGCTGATCGAGGGATACGAACACCTTTGGAAAACGGCGAACACGGAGAATCATTCGTTTTTACCGCAAAAAACGTTGCCGGGTGTTATGCCGATCCAGCGGATGCAACCCGCAATGCCGAACTCGGCGGCGCTACAAGAGTCACTGATGTCGTCCGATGACATGAAATCAATCATTGGATTACACAATGCGAGTCTCGGCGCAGTTGGTAATGAAACCAGCGGTAAGGCGATTTTAGCGCGACAACGCGAGGGCGATGTTGGTACGTATGCGTTTATCGATAATCTGGCGTCGGCGATTGCTCAGTGCGGACGCGTGTTGGTTGATTTGATCCCGCTGATTTACGACTCGGAACGTGTGGTGCGTATACGCGGCGTGGATGGCGCGGAAGATTGGGTGCGCGTCAATCAAATGATTGTAGATACCCAAACGGGCGTTGCACACAAGGTTCATGATCTGTCGTCCGCTCGATTCGACGTCGAGGCGACCGTAGGCCCAACATATACGACGCAGCGCGTCGAAGCCGCGGCGGGTATGCTGGATATCGCTACGAACAATCCGCAAATATGGGGCATCGCTGGCGATTTGATTGCCGCGAATCTGGACTGGCCGAACGCGGATGAATTGGCTGCGCGTTTGCGCAAAACGATCCCACCGAATATTCTCCCGCCCGATCCCGATCAAGAACCGGCTCCTGCGCCGCCGCCGTCGCCGCAGGAGCAAGCGGTCATCGCGAAATCGACTGCGGAGATCGCGAAGGCGGAAGCGATACAAACGAAGGCGCAAGCGGATACGTTGCGCATGTTGAAAGATGCGAACGATGCGGTATACGGGAGTGCGGCTAATACGTACGGCGGCGCGAATGGAAACGGCAAGGGCATTCGCGCAATGGTGCGCGATGAGGTCGCTCGCGGATTCGCGGAGTTAATTAAAGCTATGGGGTAACGATAATATGGGTATAGCGGTTTCGATATTACTAGATAATAAGGCATCGACTGGCGCCGGCCAGGTCGTTGAGGTTGACAGCGAGAAAACCTCGTTTGATGTTGTCATCACGAATATTGCTACGGTGCAGATACAGGCATCGAACAATATAATGGCGTTGACTGATCCGGCGTCGGTGACATGGCATACGTTGGCGACAATAACGACATCCGGCGGGTATGAAAACTATGCGCCGTGGCGATACTGGCGCGCGAACGTGTCGAGCTATACGAGTGGAACTGTTACTGTGCGGATGGGGCTAACCGAGTAAGCGCGGATAATGACGACGTTTTATATAAATCCTGCATCGCCGACCAACGGCGTTGGATCGGAAGCCGATCTATTCAACACATGGTCGTCAGTCACTTGGTCGTCTGGCGATACGTATCTGCAAAAATCTGGGACTACCGCTGTTTTGTCAGCGGAGTTAACCATTACCGCGTCGAATGTCACTATTTCATCGTATGGTGGATCGGCACGCGCGATTATCGACGGAAACAATACGATTGCAAACGTAATAACAGGTACGGCGCTGGATAACGTTTTTATATCAAAAATAGCATCAATAGGCGGCACTGTACGCGGATTCTATTTCACAGGTGCTGGCTATGTTTCAATTACGAATTGTTCCTCGTCTCGGGTAATAACATTGACGGACGGAACAAAGCATTGTGAATTATGCGATATTGAGGTTCCGGGAAACGAATGGGGAATTGCGTTCGCCGGAAGCAGTTGCGTCATCATAAATAACAGAATAAGAGGCAGCGGTTATTCTAATAATTATGGAATTATTGTTTTAAATACATCTGTTGGTAGCGTAATTGCAGGAAACGAAATTGATTTTAGTCTTGGTCCAACGCCAATCGATGTTGTCGGAATCCTCGTATTAACAACAACTACGCTTACAATACGGGGGAATCGGATAAAAGGCCGTGACGGCGTTATTGGGATAACCAATGAAAGTTCGTCATTAACGGTCATTAGCAATATTATTACGGATTGTGAAACAGGATATGACGCCGAGACAACATTATCCACCCCTGTTTCAAACGTACATAATAATACCTTTATATCATGCGGAACATCTATTGATTTTGGTGAAGGGGCACTCGGAAGCGGAACAGTCAATATTTATAATAATATAAGCCTTAATCCATCGGCGCGCCATATAACTCAAGGCGGCTCCAATGTTATTGTATCTCGCAATAATCGGTTCTATCCGGATTTTGCCGGCGCTTATCAAGTAGGATCGACTACATACAATACGTCCGCTTCATTTATAGTAGCGATGAGCGGCACCGATACTCAAAGCCTTACCATCGATCCATTGCTCGATGGTCAATTTCGTCCAACAGCGACATCGCCATGTATAGGCACCGGTTTCTATCGATCCGGTGTCGTCGATTACTATGGTCGCCAATTTAAACCTGCGTATTTCGATATTGGAGCGATACGCGCAACGCTCGGCGTGATGCCATCCGGCCTGTATCCGTCCGCGCTGGCACCGTCGAGACTGCAATAGTAGTAAACGATATGTATGTTTCACCAGACCCGCTTCGGCGGGTTTTTTATGCCAAACGCACTGGCTTAGTGCGGATCAATCCAGCTAGTAAAGGAGCTGTGTAATGAGTAATACCGAAAAAATGGACGTAGTAACAACCGATATCCCCGCGCCGCGTGCGCCGGACGTCGTCACGTCGGATTCTGTTCTTTCGCTGCCCGATTCAGAGTTGAATCAACACGTCGATGCGACACAAACAACGGCAGGAACGGAAAAAACAGAAAGCGATGATAGTGACGCGGACGGCAAAGCGGCATCGAATGAAGGGGACTCCGGCGAGAAGAACGCAGCCGAGGCCCAGAGCGAAGGCAAAAAGCGCAGCTCTTGGCAGAAGCGTTTAGACCGATTCAACAAGCGTATATCCGAACGCGATACGCGCATTGCTGAATTAGAGGCGGAGAACAAGCGGCTCGCCGAGTCGACATCTGCGCGTACACAAGAAAGCACAAAGCCGAAGTCATCCGATTTTGATACCTATGACGAATATCTCGAAGCGTTGACGGACTGGAAACTTTCGCAACAAGCCAAGAGCGATGAGCGCCGCGATGCGTCTAATACGAAAGACGCGCCGCGAGTTACTGATAAGCAGAAACTATCCGAGGATGAAAACGATTCGTTGGATGACGTCATTGAGCGCGGCACTGCGAAGCACGACGATTTCATGGAAGTCGTACGGAATCCAGAAGCTCCGATCACCGTCGACATTATTCGCGCGACCGTCGATTCGGATATTTCAGACGATATTTTGTATTTTCTTGGTAAAAATCCGCAGGAAGCACGGCGAATATCGGCATTAAGCGAAATCGGGATTGCCCGCGAGATCGGCAAGCTCGAAGCGCGGTTGCAGTCTCCGCCCGCTCCGCCACAAAAACGTGTTACGCAAGCACCGCCGCCCGTGTCGCCGATTGATTCCGGCAACGCGAGTGTTGATAAACTGGTTGCCGATATGAGCTACGAGGAATATCGAGCGCATCGCATGAAACAAGAGCGTGCGCGGCGCGGTTATTCGTAATTAAGAGTTACTCGCCGTGAGGCGATACGGTCCCCTAGCGGGAGTTGATGCACTGCTGTGATAGCAGCGCGTTCCCTTTGATGGAGTTTTTCAAACATGGCAAATACGTTAATCACCTCTTCAGTAATCGCGAAAGAGGCGTTGATGCAGCTCGACAATTCATTGGTGTTGGGCAACAACGTTCATCGCGATTACAAAAACGAGTTCAAAAAGGTGGGCGATACGGTAACAATCCGCAAGCCCGTGAAGTTCACCGTCACCGATGGCGCGACACGCACGAATCAGGATGTGACGGAAACGTCGACGACCATTGTCATTGACAAGCGAAAACACGTTTCGTGGTCGTTCTCGACCGCCGACATGACGTTGAAAATTGAGGAGTACAGTGATCGGTATATCAAACCCGCGATGATTCAGTTGGCGAATCAGGTAGACACGGACCTGGCGGCGCTGTATGCGGGATGCTTTACGTCATCGGGCACTCCGGGCACGACACCAGCGACGTTTGCGGCTCTTGGCGGCACGGCGCAAATGCTCGATGATATGGCTGTACCGGATGACGGCGACCGTAAATTAGTTTTAAATCCAGCGGCCCGTTGGGCAATGGCGGACGCGCTGAAATCCTCGTACAACCAGGGGATTGCGGCGGATATGATACGCAAAGGTCGCTTGGGTAATGTCGCCAACTTCGATATTTACGGCGATCAGAATGTCCGGCGTCATACCGTTGGCCCGTTAGGCGGAACGCCGCTGGTCAATGGCGCTTCGCAAACCGGAGCGAGTTTGGTTACTGACGGCTGGACGGCTGCTGCTGCCTCACGTTTGTTGGCAGGGGATGTTTTCACCATCGCCGGAGTGTACTCGGTCAACCCGATTACGCGCGTGTCAACTGGCGTGCTACAGCAATTCGTTGTGACGGCAAACGTCAGCTCGGACGCGTCTGGCAATGCCACGATCCCGATTTCTCCGTCGATCGTCACATCGGGCGCATTTCAAACCGTCTCCGGATCTCCGGCAGACAATGCTGCATTGACCATTCGCGGCACCGCGAATACCGCATACCCGCAAAATCTGGCCTTCCACAAGAACGCGTTTGCACTCGTAACGTGTCCGCTGGAACTGCCGGAGAGT